CATAGTGATTGACCATATAAGTATTATTGTATCTGACCAACAACATGGTGATGAGAGAAGAGCATTGGATGAAATTATGACTAGACTTAGAACACTTGTTCAAGAGACAGGGGTATCTATGATAGTTGTATCACACCTTAGAAGACCTGAAGGTAAAGGTCATGAAGAGGGAGCAGCAACTTCACTATCACAATTAAGAGGTTCGGCTAGTATAGGTCAGCTAAGTGACATGGTTATTGGGCTTGAGAGAGACGCACAGAACGATGACCCTGATATTAGGAACACCACTAGGATAAGAGTATTAAAGAATAGATTCTCTGGTATTACAGGTCCTTGTTGTGATTTAAAATATGATATAGATACTGGTAGACTTAATGAGGTAAAGTCTGATGACTTTTAATAAAGTTGTATTTGATATAGAAACAACCATGACTGCTGATAAGATATGGTGTATTGTTTGTAAACATGGCGATACTTATTATCAGTTTAAAGAGGATAGGTTACATAGGTTTGCTGAATTAATAAAGCAAACTGAAGAAGTTATAGGTCATAATATAATTGGATTTGATATACCAGTAGTCAATACTATTTTTGGTTATGATGTATTTGCTAATTGTAAAGTAACTGACACTTTAGTTTTATCTAGATTATTAAATCCTATGATAGAAGGTGGACACTCATTAAAAAATTGGGGTACTAAGTTAGGTCAAAACAAAATAAATTTTGAACAGTTTGATTTCTTCTCTGAAGATATGTTAACTTATTGTAGAAATGATGTTGAACTAACTGAAAGACTTTATAAATTTTTAATTAACAAAACAAAAGACTTTGGTATGTCAATTGAATTGGAACATAAGGTTGCACAAATAATTCAGAAACAACATGAAAGAGGATTTAAGATTAATGTTGTTGAAGCATATGAATTACAATCTAAGTTTCAAGAAGATATGAATAACTTAACTTCTAAAGTTAGAGAAACTTTTCCTCCATTAAAAATAGAAGAAGAGTTTATACCTAAGTCTAATAACAAAGCAAGAGGTTATGTGAAGGGTGTACCTTTCACTAAAGTTAAATACAAAGAATTTAATTTAGGTTCAAGGCAACAGATTGCTGAACGATTAGTTATGCTTGGATGGAAACCAAAAAAGAAAACTGATAAAGGACATATCATTGTTGATGAGAAAGTATTATCTGAGATACATAATATTCCTGAAGCTAAATTAATAAACAGATACTTAATGCTACAGAAAAGAATTGCTCAAGTAAATTCTTGGATAGAAGCTATTAAGGAAGATGGTAGAGTACATGGCAAGGTCATTACTAATGGCACTATAACAGGAAGAATGAGTCACCAGTCGCCCAACATGGCTCAGATTCCTGCTGTGTACTCTCCATATGGTAAAGAATGTAGGGCATTATGGACAGTAAACAAAGGTTATAAACTAGTAGGAGTGGATGCATCTGGTCTTGAGTTAAGGATGTTAGCACACTACATGAATGATAAGGATTATATATATGAAGTCGTTAATGGAGATATACACACAGCAAATCAAAATGCTGCTGGTTTGGAATCAAGAGATAAGGCGAAGACTTTTATCTACGCATTTATCTATGGAGCAGGTTCAAAAAAAATCGGAAGTATCATTGGAGGTTCGGAAAGAGATGGAGAAAGAACTAAAGAAAAATTTCTTAGAGCAACACCAAGTCTTAGAAGCTTACGAGAAAAAGTGGAACGAGTGGCTCAACGAAGATGGGTCAGAGGACTCGACCAAAGAAAAATAATTATAAGACATCCTCATGCAGCATTGAATACTTTGTTGCAAGGAGCAGGTGCTATTGTTATGAAGTATGCGTTGACAATACTAGAACAATATGTTATAAATAAACAAATCAAAGCATTTCCAGTTGTTAATGTACATGATGAATTTCAATACGAGGTTGAAGAAAGTAGAGCCGAAGAGTTTGGAAGACTAGCAGTACAATCAATTATAGATGCAGGTAAACAATTAAATGTAAGGTGTCCACTAAATGGCGAATATAAAATCGGAAACAACTGGTCAGAAACACATTAGTACGATAGCAACAGACATCAAGCAATTGATTTCTGATATATCTACTGGTAAACCTGCCAACATGACAGAGGAAAACTTAAATGTTTTTCTTAATAATATTAAAGAAGCTGTTCTAGCTTGGAATACTTCTCAAGTAAAAGCAGAAAAGTATGAAGGTAAACTTAGGATGTCTTCTATTGGTAAACCTGCAAGACAACTATGGTATGATAAACATAGTCCTAAAGATAGAAAGAATGAAGACACAGGATTAAATTTAAAATTTTTATATGGTCATATCATTGAACATTTAGTTTTATATTTAGCAGAGTTAGCAGGACATACTATCAAAGACCAACAAAGAAAAGTTGAAGTGTCAGGAGTATCAGGACACATAGACAGTATCATTGATGGTGAAGTATGTGATGTTAAATCAGCATCACCTTTTAGTTTTAAAAAATTTCAATCAGGTGAGATAGTTGGTGATGACCCTTTTGGTTATCATGCACAATTAGCAGCATATGAAGAAGGTTGTGATACAAAAGCAGGTGGCTTTCTTGTTGTTGATAAATCTTCTGGTGATATTTGTTTTTACAAACCAGATGATATGGCTAAACCAAATGTTAAATCTTTAATTAAAAATTTAAATACTGCTTTAGAACAAGACACTCCTCCAGAAAAATGTTATGAATATAAAACAGAAAAGAATGGTAACAAAACTTTAGCTACTGGTTGTATGTTTTGTCCACACAAATGGGAATGTCATTCTGATGCTAATGGTGGTAAAGGTTTAAGAGTATTTAAATATTCTAATAAGAATGTTATGTTAGCTGAAGTTATTAAAGAACCTAATGTAGATGAAATTACAAATCAATATAAGGAACAATTAGAAAACTATGGAAAAAGAACTGATACACAAGCACCTTCTAATTAGAGCAGAGGTAAAGAAACCTTTAGCTACTGAAGAAGATACAGTTGCTTGGATGAAAAAATTAATTAATAAAATAGATATGAATATATTAGCAGGACCTTATTCATCTAGAGTTACTAAGAAAGGTAATAAAGGATTAAGTGGTGTTGCTATTATAGATACTTCACACATTGGTATTCATACATGGGATGAACAACAACCTGCATTAGTACAGTTAGATGTTTATTCTTGTAAAGAATTTAAGAAGACAGATGTACTAGAATGTTTAGAAATATTTGAACCTATCATAGTAGAGTATAAATATTTTGATAGAGATACTAATTTTAAGGAATTAAAATAATGAAATGTTTTATTTGTAATGGTGATGTTCTTTGGGGTAATGACTTTGATGCTGAAGATGTATATGATAATGATGAATATTTATTTGTAAGTAATTATAGTTGTAAAAATTGTAATGCTTCATATGAAGTTTGTCATGGAAAGAAAGAAAATGAACAGTAAACAAATGAAACCTATAAGAAGAAAAGCAAGACATATACTTGTTGAGTGGCTACAGTCTTTGTTATCTAAAGATGAAGCTAGTAAAATTAATTATAAAAATGTATTTGATTTTATTCCTAATCAAACTCACTACTATGATAGACAACAACAATGTAGACTACAACCTTGGTCTTACAAATGGATAGTAAAGAAACTAAAAAGAAATCCAGAGTTGACAATAGATGATTTAAATGATATGTTACAACCAACAGAAAAACAATTAAGAAGACAGGATAATATATTATAATGCCAAGCAAAGAAATGTTTAAAGGAGTTGCTTATGATAGCTTAGATAAGCAAATTGATGGAGACCACTACAAAGGTATGAAGATTCAACCTGCTCAGTTTATAAATGAGAATCAATTATTATTTGCTGAAGGTAATGCTATTAAATATATTTGTAGACATAAGCTAAAAGGAAAACAAAAAGATATAGAAAAAGCAATTCACTATTTAGAAATGATATTGGAGAGAGACTATGACTAACGAATCACAGATAACACAATTAGAAAAAAGAGCAAGAGGTTTTCGCAGAATCATCTCAGCACTAAATGACTTACCCATGTATGGTATTAACAGACACTTAGATAAAATACTTCATGTTAGAATTGATGCTTTGAAAGACCATCTTAAATTAAAGATAACAAGAAACAATGAGAAGTTAAATGAAATGTATACTGAAAGTGTAGATAGTTTAGCTGATGATGATGGACAACAAGGAGAAATAGCACCTGTTGTTATAGAAGAAATACATAATAAGGAAATTATTAATGACAAGTAATATAGTAGGATTAAATGGTAAACCTACCAAACCAGTAGAACCTAAACCAATTTATAATTTAAGAGTTTGTTTAATTGGTTCAGATGATATAGATATTAAAAGAGTAGAAACATTTGGTGTTGCTGAGGATGGGTTCTTTATGGTTAAGTCTTTAGACAATCCTAAGTTTCCTATATTCATGACTAATCCTGTTAGAATTAGAACCATTGAAACCTATAAAGAAGGTGATACTCCTATGACTAAACTTAGAAGCGAGAAGAATGATGATGATTTTCTTGTTGACTTATTGAAAGAGAAACATGAAAACCAATCGAAAACTTAAACAAAAGAAAAGAACTAAAAGAAAAGAAGCACACTTGATGGGCTTTAAATTAATTATTAATAATCAAGGACAATTTATTACTGAACTATCTAAGTATCCTTTAGATAAAATTCATCTTCATTTTAAAAAAGAAAATGCTGGAGTTATCAAAGCATTATTAAAAGAATGTGATGCTAAGTTTAATATGTTGACTGAAGACCTAGAAAAGATTGCTTCAGATGTTTTTCATTCTTAGGATTCAACTATATCTTTAGGTACACAACTAAATCTAACATATAATTTTGCATCATTAATTTGTTTTTTAGTTAAATCACTTCCAAATAAAATTTCATATCCATCACCCATCCCATGTTTAACACAATCATAATGAGTATTATGTTCACTAATTACTTGTGGTATAACACATTGCGGTTGTCCTA